TGCTACACCTTGCAGTTTGGTGAGCATGGCACGCTTGCTTGTCATTTCATCATTCAACTTATTGATTTCACCGACGAGGGTTTGGGATTGTTGAATAACAGATTGGAGATGCTGTTGTTGTTCAGTCATTTCAGTAAAGTATTTGTAGACTCGACTTATTTATTATAGCACATGAAGTCAAGATGTGCAGTAAACCGTAATTGATATTAGTTGCTAATACCAGGAAGGTTACCCCAGGTTTCACCCCATCCAATACCAATTTGGAACAATTTAACATGAACAGTATAGTAGACACTACTATTATTATTTGAAACTTCTAAATTTGCTCCATTCCATGATAAAGATGGATTAGCTCCACCATATCCAGTGGTATTGGAGTCCATTAAGTATATATTTCTGTTTCCACTTATTTTGTACTTCCAATATGCAGCGCCAGAAGGTGTACCATAAATTGCCATAATTTCAACAATTCCTGCACTTTGGGTACTGCCGTTTCCGTTAGTAAAGATAGTATAAGTTCCTGATCCTTTTCTTTCACCAACTTTTTCTACAATATATCCACCCCATGATAGGTGTCCTCCGATATTCAGACTACCTTCAACCTGAGCATTTCCACCGAGTGCATTTTGTATCTTATTGGTATGTGGAACAGTGACTCGTTCTTCACTTCCTGCATTTTGTAAGTGAAGATATCTTGCAATAGTACCAGTTCTGTTACTTACATTTGGTGTTAGATACTCTATATGAGTACCAGCATCTACAGTTCGTTTTGATCTAGTAATTGTATTTCTAAATGTTCCGCTAGTAACATTAGTATTTGCTTGTACTTGCAAATAAAGATAATTAGATCCACTAATATTTTGTATAATCAGTCTTGCTGCTTTAAACCAGAAACTATTATGTGCCTGTGCTTCGGTCATTGAAAGTGAAGCAGACCATTGATAATTATAAGTCGGACCATGAGAAGAACCAATATTAAATCTCATATGACCATGATGGCAACATGCAGGTGCATGTAGATTAGCCCATCGTATAATAACTTCGCCCGCAACTTCTGCAGCATATGGAATTCTAGCAACATCAATCCAATCATTTGAAGAAGGAGTTATAGCAGTATTTGCACTGTGAGTTGAATATATTGCTCCACCTGCAGGCATTGAAAGATTTCCGTTATATGCTATACGAAGTTTTTCAGTTCTATTGCCACCTTCATCAGTATGGAATACAAGAGAAGAAGTTCTATTATTAGATGCGTGTGTAATTGCTCCAATAGAACAAATTCTGTTCTGTGAATTGCCCTTTAAATTAAATTGATATCCTGTGTATGTTCCACCACTTGTATGTCCAGATTCATTTATAAATGCTGCTGCACCATATGCAACGGACTGTGCATTTCCATTGTAAGCAACACCATTATTCTGTTTTACAACCAATCGTGTTCCTGGTGAGGTGTGATTGATACCAAGATAACCACTAGTATCTACAACTAGTCTATATGCACTATCATTACGATCATATAAAGCAAATCCATTGCTACCTACAGCATCATCAGCACCAAGAGTAAAGCTGGAACTTGCATCATTATCTTCAAATCTTATAAATGCATTAGCACCATTTCCCTTTATACGCAATATATCAGTTTCACTTGAGTTTCTAGTGATGTTTGCTGTGAATCCAGTTTGAGTGAAGTTACCTCCGATATTTACTTGGCCAGAAGTAGTTATGCGAAGTCTTTCTGATTCTACTGCTGGATTTCCAGTTGAAGATGCAGCATGAACAGCACTAAAGATTAAACCACCAGCATCAGTTCTTACATTTTTTATTGTATGTCCACAAGCAGATCCATTTGCATCAGAGTGAAAAGCACTTAAGAATATACCAGAAGAAACTGAACTTGTTTTATTATATGAAGAATCTACAGAAATCCAAGACTTTGTATATGTGTTGTCAGTATAACCAAATGATCCATAATAATTGCCTGCAGGACTATAATACTGATTTCTTGTTAAAGGAGTGCCTGTGACTCTTAACTGAGCACCTTCATTTGCATCAGAAGCATTTGCATTACTATTGACCGATATTCTGCCATTTGCATCTACACGAAGTTTTTCACTGCCATTAGATGCAACTACCAATGGAGCAGCTGTTTGGTTTGCTCCAGGACTTCCATCAAGATATGCATCTGCGTATACACCAACTACATTTGATTTTCCTGTAGCAACAAAGTGTCCACCATAACTCTTCTGTCCATTATTATTAAGGAATGAAGTTGTACCTGTCTCTATCCTTCCTCTAACACCTATTACAGTATTATAATTGTAGTCGGCGTTGGTTGCCTTTCCGTAAACACCTATTCCTTTTTGATATGCAGTTGCGCTTGTTGGTGATCCTCCAAAAACACCAATACCTCTGACGCTACTGAGTCCGTCAAGAGTAGCACCACCAAACATACCAGTATCATCTTCAACTTCGGAATATACTCCATAATTTAAAGCATAACGAGGACCTAACTGGCGCACCCACAGTCCATAATGTGGACTAGTTGTTCCAGAATTCGCATATGCACCTTGACCCAGTTTCATTGCATATGAATACTGAGCACTTTGTCCTTCAGTGGTTAACAGTGCAGAACCAGAAGAAGTTATACGAAGTCTTTCATCACCGTTTGTTGTGAAAAACATCATAGCATTAGTGCCATGATTATATGCAATCTTACCAGCATATCTTGCAGCAC